ATTCAGAAACAGGAACAAGTCTGAATGGATCTCTGAAGAACTCAATCGATTGACGCTGTGTTCTAGCCGTTTTAGTCAAGAATTTACGTTTGAATTCGTCGACCACTGCTGAGATAATAGGCTCGATTGTACGAGTATAATAGTTCAACATAGTCTTCTCATCTGCAGTTCCTTCTAAAACTGATTGGGTAATCCCAAGTTGGCTGTATAACATCTTAGTCAAGTATTCGATTTGAGTCATGAGGTTATTTTCGACTGAGCGGTTAAGTTGTGTAATACGCTCAGTACCGTCGGTATACGCGATACCGTATCTAGAACCAGCTAACTGGTCTTCGATTAATTTACGACGTTCTTCTGCTTGTTTACGTCTAGCTTCGGTCTTAACAATGTAAGGTAATTGAATAATCATGTCCAATTTACCAGAGCTAGTTTGTTCATCCACGACGTCTAATAAACTTAGTTTTCTAATCAATCGTTTAAGAGTTGAGTTAGGTTCATTCATTACCGCATAAAGTGGATTTTCGATAATAGCAATAGAACTCTTAGGTAGTGTCAATTCTTCGTGATTACCTGTTTGGTCGTTGTAGACGCGACATTTAACATATCTTGGGTACCACTCTAGAATTTTAGCAGTTCGCATAGTCTCGATGTCGAAAGTTCCGGGTTTGTAAATATCCGTATCTGTATCGATTGGAATTACTGCCACAACACCTTCGTCAAGCATAGACATGATAACGTCCTGCATTAGAGCACGTCCAGTTTGGTCGATGTTGGCTTCTACTGAGAAACAGTTGTTCAGCTTAGACTGTATGGTATCGACGAATCGTTCATTCTCGTCTAATCTAACGTGTTTAATCTTGATAGACGCCACATCCAGAGCAATTCTGTTGTAGATAGCTGTAACTATAGAACGCTCATTACCGCGAGTTAATCGTGGTCTGTCTGGACGGTACGAATATGAGATACCTAAATCGTTTCGGTATTCCATTGTCGGGTCTTTGTTCAGCAGCGTATTCCACGCATGCTTCAATCTACTTCCGAATGATTCTTCCATTTTGATTTAATCTCCTATCTGGTTTACTTTTGACGAGCTAATCTTTTGGCTACTTTCTCTTTTCGACGATCGTGATATCGTTTAGATTTAGCTGCGTGGTCAGATACTTTAGAAACTCTACCTAAAGTAGCTTGGTTAGCGGCGTTCCATAGAACACCCTTAGCAGCACTCGCAACTCTTCCAGAACCTTCAGCTCGATATTGGTTATACTTCTTAGCTCCATATGATCCCATTAGGAACGTTTGAACTAATGATTTTCCGAATGATTGATTTACAATTCGCTTATTTCGAGCATCTTCACCATCTCCATATATCCGGTTAGCGGCAGCTTCTCTAGCTAAAGTCTTTTGCTTTTTAAAGTTAGCTTTAGCGTCTTTATATCTCTGAGCATTTTTTTCTGTGTCGCGATCGTACTTGTTATCGATAGCATCTAATTTAGAATCCCACTCTCGCTTGACAGCTTTAACATCGCCTTTGTTACGCTTAGCATCTTTTATAGCCGCTCTTCGGTCAGCGGATACTTTGTTGTATTCCCCTAGAGCCTTGTGGAAATTCTGCATATCTTCGTCGTTTAATCTTCGTTTTTCTTTCTTCCAAGCTTTCTTAACAGCTTTTACTTCTTTACTCCTACGAGTCCCCCATCTCATTCCTAAGACTCCGTAGTGTTTTAGTTCATCTTGCATTATAGTACCTCCTACTATTTTCGTTTTCCGATTAATTTAGAGCCTTCGTTTAAAACCTGTCTAATTCGACCTTTGATGGTTCGTTGTTGTTTAAACTTATTCTTTAGATAATTGACATGTTCTTTAGTAACATGTTCGGGACTTGGTATAGTACCCCATGTTCCGTATCTAATGATAGGACTTTTAGCTCGAGTTCTTGCAAGTTTCTTAGCATCTCTATCAACTATAGCATTAACACCTTGTTTCTTCAAGTCTTTGAAGTAACTTAACTTGACGTCATTAGCATACTTATTATCATCTTTAAGAATTTTTGTAAATCCGTCATAAGCGTCCCCTCTCAAGAATTTCTTTTTACCGCTCAAAGCTTTTCGTAGAGCCATGACAGATTTATCTTGTTTGTCGGTTCCTGCGTGAGTACGCTTAAGAGCCTCTGATAAATCTTCTCTAAAATATCTATCATTCTTAAACTTGTCTACGAATGCATCTCTAGCTTTTTTAGGAGATGCTACGGTTGTCGCTTTATCGAATTTACTATTTAATTCGAATACTTTACCTTGTTTGTCTTTTCTTAGATATTCTTGAATTTTTCTAACGTTTCCGTATCGACCCTTCACATCAGATTTGTCGTATACGAACGAGTCATTCCGATGGTTTCCAATAGGTTGACCTGGTTTAAAAGATCCGTATTGTTTAAAAATTGTAGAGCTAGGTAATACAGTATCTTTCACATACTTCTTATAGGCGACATATGCCCCGGCTGCTGCTAAAGCAGTGCCTCCTACAGCTAGTAGAGTTTTCTCAGCTCTGATACGATTTTTAGCACGTCTAGCTGACTCTTGAGGGCTATAGCCCTTTTGGGAATATTTAGAAACTAGAGAATTGTAATGCTCAGACGACTTTGGGGAGCTCGAAGATCCAGATTGCTTGTCTTTACGTTTACCCCATTTCATGCCAAGAATACCGTAGTGCTTCAACTCGCTTCTTCCGAAAGGTTTTCTGTATAATCGATTGTAAGCCTTCAATCTAGTAGATGCTAGATCTTTACCGTATTGTTTCTTAGATTTTTTTACGAGTTCATTAGTCATAAGCGCCCTCGATTCCGCCGAATAATTCTCGGACTTTCGCAAGATCTTTCTTGCGTCGTCTAGACTCTAGAGTTTTAGATGCGGCATAAGCTAATACTCCGGCTACTGCTGATGAGCCAGCTAGGGCTAATGCGGTAGTTTTAGGATCGTTCATACTCATATCAGTACCTGCTGCGGCACTAGCTGCGAAAAATCCTACACCTAAACCGGTAACAGCCATTCGTCTAACGTGATCACTCTTCGCCGATAGTTTAGCGTATTTCTCAGCGGCTTCTCTCATCTGTTTAGGGGAGACATCGTAATTATAATCTCGGTCTACTCTTCCAAGGGCCCCCATATTAGCAAGAGCTTCCATAGTTCCAATACCTTTGGATCTTTGTTTATTAATAGCTTCGATGTGTCGTCTACTCAAATGAACGTTCGGCATTACATCAATTCCGGGAGTGTCTTGTAAATACTGATTACCGCCAAACATCGTTATTTTAACAGGTCCTAAATCTTTGTGTGTTGGTTTCTTCTTATGGACTCCCCATTTCATTCCTAGAACGCCGAAGTGTTTCAATTCGTTATTCATGAAATCACCTACTTCTTAAGAACTTTCATACTCTTAAGAATATCGCCAGTCTTCTCTCCGGCTTTCTTACGTTGGTTAACTTCTAACCATTGTTTGTTAGTAAGTTCTTTCTTAAGATGCCAGTAGTTACCAGAAGAGCGGTCGTAAATACGAGTACGTTTAACTTTCTCTTGTTTCTCTTGACGTTTAATACGATTGTGTTTCTTAACGGCTTGATATGTAGCTCGTCCAGCAAAGGCAGCGGCTGGTAAAGCCACACCATAAGCGAATTGAGGATTATCTTTTAAGAATTGAATACCTTGTTTACCGTGCTTATTTAACATCTTGATTGCTGGGGTAGCGTTTGCGACAGCTCGTTTAGCGGCTCGTGCTGCTACATTCTTAGCAGTCGAGAAAATATGTTGTCCCCACTTTTGGCCTTTTCGACCATGGTGATACAACTCATCGTCACGCTCTTCTTCATCATAATATCTATGCATAATATACCTCCTATTCGAATGCGTCTTTGTTTAATTTATATGCAACAAGAGCATCCATAGCTGAGGCTACCGAGTCAATCTTTTGGTCTCTTCTCTTCTTGAATAACTTCTTGTTACCATTTGTGTCCTGTAGGATAACGCAGTTACCCATGTTGAAAGACATCATTTGTTCGTCGAAATATAGTAGTCGGTCTTCGGCTAGTTTCTTAAGTTCACCAAGAGGAATGCTTTCTGTCTTAGCCCCTTGAATAACCTTCTCTACACCAAACTGACCGTTCTCACTAACCCAACGTTTGACAAATTCACGAGCGCCGTATGGGTCATAACCGACCGAACGGACGTCGTAATCTCGCTCAATAATATGAGCGTCTAAGTCGTCATAGACAGCATCTAAATCTAAGATAGTTCCGTCCATAACAATAAGTGTTCCTTCGTTTAAGAACTCGTTATACTTCTCTCGCATAGCTGATGGGAGTTTCATGAGCGTTGACTCAGAAATATAGTTTCGAGTCTTAACCCCAAACCCACCGTTACTTAGTGGGAATAAGAAAGTGAATGAACAGAAGTCATCCCCTTGAGATAAGTCGACTCCCATAGAGCACGGCATTTGCCAATAGTCTCTAGGTCTATGCGGAATAGTTTCTTCATACGTGAAGTAATATGTGTATCCTTCCATTGGGATACCAAAACGTTTAGCAAGAATATCGTTACGACTTGATGGAACTTTCTCCATACGCTCCACTTCTAAGTGGTATGTTTCGTAAGATACTGTCTTACCAATATTCGGGTTGGCTTTCACCCACATCTCAGGGTGAGCTACCTCATTAATATCATCTAGTCTGTAATACCAGATAGATGTGTGTGGTTGAACATAGTCACCACGCAAGATGTCTAGTAATTCCATTTTGATTGAGTCCCCGATACCATTACGAACGGTACCTTCTGAACTAATTGCTACGATTACGTAGTCTGGAATCTTAGACGCCCCTTGCTCGATGGCTCCGAAAACGTCTTCTCGAATATCACCAGAGAGCCATTCGTCGATTGTCGTAATCTTGTTACGAAGACCTTGTAGTTTATCTACAGTCATTGGACGAATTTCAACCATTGAGCCAGTTAAGAAGTTCTCTATCCCTTTTTTAGTTGACGCTAACTTAACACGGTTAGCTCTAGACCCAGTGGTGTTCTGTAACGAACCTTCCGTCAAGAATTTGAACAGAGGCCCTTTCGCTCTAGTGATAGCTGTACGAATCGGAGATAATACCTCCTCAGCTTGACGCATTGTAGGAGCTGTCGCTACTTGTAATGTGGTAGATGTGTCGACATTTAAGTGATAGCTCTGTACGAATGAGGCATACATTGATTTTGCCCCACCACGAGCTAGGATAATAAACTGACGGTTAATCAATCTTCGTTTAAAAGATTTGGTGACATACTTACCACCGTGACCGTCTGGATTTGGTTCGTATACACTTCGCTCTTCGAAATAATACCAACCGTAAAGTTGTTCCGCCCAAAGTTTGAACGAATCCAGTAGGGTCAAATCACGACCGTCGGTTAAGGTCGACTCATTTTCGCAATACTTAATAAAACCCTCAACTGCTTCGTCATCGTAATAAATACCGGGGTTCGCTATGTTAGCATCGATACGGTTCATCTCTAACGAAATAAATTCGTTAACGGCGATATCGCCACGCATAACCGCCTCTCTAAACTGCCCGTAATACTTTGGAACAGCAGTGTTTGATAATACCATGTATTGTTACCACCTTTGTAATATTAGTTTAGTAGTTTCTGTGTATAGGCTTTACGAGCTGCTTTAACAGTTCGAGAATACCCATTACCTCCACTACGACCGCTAGTAGCATAAGCTGCTGCTGCCGACGCTACAAACGAGAATGCTGCTGGAATAACGTACTTGTTAAGCGCGTTACCCAACTGTTGACTACCCACATTCTTAAGCGTGTTAGTAATCCAACTCTTACCTTTCTTCTTCTGTTTAGAAGTAAGTTCTTTGTAAGTC